TCATTTGGAAAACGTGTATCTGGAACGACAAAATTAGTTGTAGGATTATCTAGTATTCTTTTTTTAACAAGACTTACCCAAATACCATCATAAAAACCTTGACGCATACACTCTGTGCCAAATTCTTGTAGGACTAACCTAGGCGTAATTTGCCTACCTGTTTCTTTAGTCCAAAACTCGTCAACTTTTTCACGCCATTCTCGTGATTCGTTTGTATCGCCTTCTACCATATCTCGTGGCCAGTCAAACATTTCTGAAACAGCATCTTTAAGTTTATCAGCAAATGACACTTTTACAAAACCGTGTTCTGCTACTAGCATATCTGCTACTGTGCCCTTGCCGCTGCCAATTAATCCGCACACACCGATTATCATTAAGGTTATCTCCACATTGATACTAAAGTATAGCGTAAATTTGTTAACTTGTCAAGTTTTAATTACATAAAAATTATCAAAGGTAGTAAGCATATAATTGTTTTGTTTTGTAAATTCATCTACTGCTACTTTTACTGAAATCCACTTGTAATCATCGCCGCATATAAATTTACAATCTTTAAAATATTCTAATTGGCTTGCAACTTGTTCAGTTCCGTGATGAGCATCTAAGTATGCGAGATCAAATTTAATTTTATTAGTAACTTTCCAATCTTCGAAATCTTGCGGATAAACATCTTTAAGTAAATTAAATTTAGGATGTTGTTTTATTATTTGATCAAATACATCTTTCTGAGGTCCGTCAAAGTATTTTTTTAAATAATCAATATCAGGATTAAATCTTTGATTAATATTTCTATCTATAAATCTATTTTTTGTTTTTTTGTTAAAAATCATTTTTGATGCTTTTGCCATAGAAAAATTGTCAACTACGTATAAATTTGATTGTTCTGGAATAGCATTCAACCAAGCCCAGGTGCTTCTCCCATAGCCACATCCTACTTCAACAACATTCGAATTAACAGATAACTGCTGTGCAATTTCATAATAATGTATGTGTTGATTAGAATCAGTAAGTCCAGGAATTTGCTCTGCACTTGTTATTTTAAGTTCTATATTACTTAATCTGTGTGCTTGACTAGCCAATGGTGAAACCGTACCCTACGCCACCCGGAATTTGAGTTGCTACTTCGGCTTCTAGTTTTTCCATTTCAGACTGAGCTTCTGATTTTAGTGTATCACCATTTAACTGTGATCCACCTTGTGGGCCTGCAATAGTAGCAAATTTAGATCTTGCTTCGCCTAGCATATATTTGCAGGCTGCAAGAGTGTAATCTTTAATCCATTGTTTTGCAAGATAGTCGTCTAGCAACTGTTCATTAGGTCTATAGTTGTAGCAGTATAAAAGAAGTTCCTCTTCTGCTCTAGGACGTTGTAGTAGAGTTAACTTTTTAGTTGCTGTGTTCCATTTAAATTCAATAAATGACCCAAACATACGTCCAACAAGTTCTTGGTATTGTGAAAAGAAATCATATGTTGCTAAGCCGCCCATATTAGAACTTGCTAACAAATAAGTGTTTGTGTATGCTAGGTTAAACGGTTCAAATAATGTGCCGCCATCGCCGCCACCACTTCTAGAACCTATGCTCCTTCTAAATAGTTTTCTTACTTCTATAACTTCTGACGGTAAAACATAGTCGTTTTGATCTACTACAGTAGGCATAAACATATAAGATTCTTCAACTGAGTTATCACTTCGCTGTCTAAATTTAGAAAATGCTTTTTCCAGTGCGGTTTCGTAATGTATAGGGTCTAATTCTACATCAACCATTCCACCGCCAAGGAATGTGTTTACATAATCAAAGATTTCTTGCTTTTTTGTTACCAAGTTTGACATAAGTTTATTCTCCAATAGTATTTATCGAATAAATATGTGTATGCCAAGATTATCGTTATACAAACCAGAGAAAGGAAAAGACTACGAATTTTTAGATCGTCAGATCGAAGAAATGTTCACTGTCGGCGGTACAGACGTATATGTACACAAATATATAGGTACTGACGACGGTACAACTGTTAAAGACGAAACACAAATACAAGATATGGTGTTTTTAGAAAACAGAGATAGAAAATACGATCCTGATATCTATAAACTTCGTGGTATTTACAATGTACAGGATATAGATTTTGATCTAAGCCAATTTGGTTTGTTTTTATCCAATGATACTTTATTTTTAACTATACATATACGCAATTCTGTAAAAACCCTAGGCAGAAAAATAATGCCGGGTGATGTTATTGAGCTTCCTCATTTAAAAGATGAATATGCTGCAAATGATTATTCTGTTGCTCTTAAAAGATATTATGTAGTAGAAGATGTAAATCGTGCAGCAGAAGGATTTACACAGACTTGGTATCCGCACTTATATAGACTAAAATTAAAACAAATTATGGATAGTCAAGAATACAAAGAAATACTTGACTTGCCAATGGATGCTGATGCGCCAGGTGAAGGTACCTTACGTGATTTATTAAGCACATATGAAAGAGAAATGCAAATCAATGATGCGATTATTGATGAAGCAGAAGCAAATGCTCCTAAGAGCGGCTATGATATTAGCCATTATTATACTTTAAATACTAACGACGAAGGTAGAATAGAGCTTACTACAGCAGACGAAACAGATATTGATGCTAGCGGTCTTAGAGAAACAGACGAAATACAAACGCCGCCAGATAGGTCGGGTTATAGCGGATACTTGCTAGGTGTTGATGAAGCACCAAATGGTGCAGTATTCGGTTCTGGCATAAGTTTTCCAAGTGAAAGTGAGGACGGCGATTACTTCTTGAGGACTGATTTTATGCCTAAAAGATTATTTAGATTTGATGGAACTAGATGGGTTAAAGTACAAGATAGTGTAAGACACACACTAACAAATACTGATACTAGAAACACAGTTGTAACATCATTTATTAATAACGATAATGTAAGTAATATTGGTGGTGAGCAAGTAGTTGAAAAACAAGGTATTTCTCAAGCACTTAGACCCAAGGCAGATAACTAATGCAACATTTTTACGACGGACAAATTAGAAAATATGTTACTCAGTATATAAGAATGATGAGTAATTTTTCTTACAAAGATGCTAAAGGTAATCTAGTACGTATTCCGGTGCTGTACGGAGATTTAACAAGACAAGTTGCTCATATTATTAGAGACAACTCAGAAAATAAAATTCCAAGTGCGCCAAGAATGGCTGTTTATATTACAGGACTAGAGTTAGATAGAGCAAGGGTAAGTGACAAAACATACACAAACAAAGTTAACATTAGAGAAAGAGCATATGACGCACAAGGCAAAGAATATTTAAACGTACAAGGAAAAAACTATACGGTTGAACGTTTGATGCCAACTCCCTACAAGTTAACAATGAATGTTGATTTGTGGACAACTAATACAGATCAAAAATTACAAATAATGGAACAAATTTTAGTACTGTTCAATCCTAGTTTAGAAATACAAACTACAGACAATTATATAGACTGGACCAGTTTAAGTGTAGTTGAGTTAGACCAGGTAAACTTTAGTTCTCGATCAATACCTGTTGGCACAGAATCAGAAATTGATGTAGCTCAAATGACTTTTAGTAGTCCAATATATCTAAGTGCGCCGGTTAAGGTAAAACGCCTAGGTGTTATTACAAATATTATCACAAGTATATTTGATGAATCGCAAGGAACTATTGAATTAGGATTAAGTGGGCCTATTGTAAATGCTTACGAAGAAGATGCCGTAGGAGCAATTAATACTCCTGGGAATCGGCTAACAGGAACAGAAAGTCGTGATGTAGATAAAGTAGTTACAGTAAACTACAAGCAATACGGAGTATATGTTTCTGGAAACAGTATACAAGTAATCGATAAAAATGTTGTAGGAACTGTAAACTGGCGCGAAATATTAGAAACAGAACCGGGCACATACGAAGCAGATATCAGCAGAATATATATTAATAAACTAGACACAGATACACAAATTACAGGCACAATTACACTAAATGAATTAGATGAAACTAGATTAGTAGTTAACTGGGACGCAGACAGTTTTCCAGATGACGATGTCATTCAAGGCAGAACTAGTATAGATTATATTATTGATCCTAGTACTGTTAATCCAACAGATCTAAAAACTACAGGTTTACGTATATTACTGTTAGGTAGTATTGGCTCAACAGAAAATACAGACGGGCCTGATGCTTGGAAAAATTCAAACGGTAGTGATTTTATTGCTAGCGAAAACGACATAATAGAATGGAACGGCTCACAGTGGTCTATTGTGTTTGATGCTTCAGCAACAAATACAGTAACACATACAACAAATCTAAATACCGGCATACAATATAGATGGAACGGTACTGATTGGTTGTTGAGCGTTGACGGTGACTATCCAGTTGGTGCGTGGCGACTTAGTTTGCCAGGTTAAGTCTTTACCAGCATTAATCAAATATAATTAATTGTATGAAGGAAAAAATAGTATGCAGTGGAGCTCTGCTCTATGCTCTTGATACAAATAGATTTTTATTTTTACACCGTGCTCAAAGCAAAAGAAGTGATGTTTGGGGATTAGTCGGTGGAAAAAATGAAACCGCGGAGACTCCTTTTAAAAGCCTACTAAGAGAAATTAAAGAAGAAATTGGTGATTTAGAAATTAAAAAAACAATGCCTCTTGAAACATTTGTTAGTACAGATTCAAAATTTAGTTTTCACACATATCTCTGTATAATACCAAACGAATTTATTCCAAAATTAAATGAAGAACATGACGGATATGCATGGGTTAGATTTGGCAAGTGGCCTAAACCATTACACCAGGGACTGCGTAATACATTACAAAGTAAATTAAATTTAACAAAACTGGAAACAGTTTTTAAAGTTATTGAACTTTTAGAATAGGATAAAAAAATGAGCGAAGAAAAAAATGCAATGAAATTTGATTGGGGCATAGAAGCACCCTTTACTAATGCTACAGACTATTGCGGTAAAATTTTAATATTTGAAAAAGCACATAATAAAACCTCTATGCACTTTCATAAAAACAAACATAAAACTTATTTTGTAAATGCAGGTAAATTTAATATAAGATATATAGATATTAAAACTGCTGGCATATTTGATGTTGAGATTGAAGAAGGTAACACATATGAAGTTCCGCCGCTCCAGCCTGTACAAATAATCGCGCTAACAGACGGATGTTCTCTTATGGAGGTTAGCAATTCTGTTGATAAAGATGATATCTATCATGTAGGATTCTAAATGCTTCCCATATTAACACAACAAGACAGATATAAAAATGATATGGCTAATTTTAGATTACGAATATCTGAAATAAAAGACCCTATTATTTTAAAAAAGGCAGAAGATTTATTATTTGAAATTAAAATAACTGCTGAAAAAATTGATGATCATATTCTGTCTACGGGTCCTGTAAGTCATTCTTTCTTACAGGATACTAAAGACTACCTAACAAAAAAACGAATAGAGCTTACTCAATTACTTAAAGACTTTAAACGCTCACAATTGATTTAACTTGTATGTTACCTACCATTACGCCGTGGCTTTGGCACTGATATCTATATCCTCCGCTTATATTAGCAGGAACTTGCCAATACAAAACACCTGAAGTTTTTCCTTGTGCATTACTTCCGGTACTAACTGTACCATTAGAAGATACGTGAACTAGTCCAGTATTGTAAGGGTCGCCTGTAGGATCTTGTACTTCAAATGGATGACTAGGTATATTACCTAAATCAAATGCAATAGTTGTTCCACTAATAGCATAAATTGTAGGATTATTGCCTGCATATTGACTAAACAGATATGCTAAATTTCCGCTGCTGCTTACTTCATAAAATCCAAAACACTGATATGCAAATTTATAAGGTGCAAGTCCGGTAGGAGCATCTCCTAAATCTGTAAAGTTATCTGCTCCGCCTGCTGTACTTGTAATAGTAACCGTATCAGTACCTGCTGTTGTTGTAATAGAAATTCCAGTCCCTGCTACAAGCGTAAGAGTATCTGTAGTTGTATCTGCTGCAACTGTAGTTTGTCCGGCAACAGCAATATTACTAAAAGCATTTTGATTAACTTCGCCACCGCTACCGCCTGACACAGTTGTAAAACTAAAATTGCCATCTCCGTCTGTAGTTAATACCTGACCGTCAGTACCGTCAGTAATTCCTAAATCAGTTAACGTAGTCGGAGAGTCGGTTATACCATAACCCGCAATAGTAGTCGGAGTTGCGGTTAAACTGCTAAATTGT